GATTGGTTAAGGGATTTCTGTATTTCACGGACGCAAACGCTACGATGCTTTTGGTTCATTATGTGGGCTTCAATCATCATCTCAGCAAATAGATGTGACTTTCCTGAACCTCGACCACCCCATGCGCCTTTGTAACGAGATGGTTGCAATAATGGCAAAGCCCATTCAGGTGTGGCAATGCTTAAGGTTTTACCCATGCTTTACAACAACACGCTCAATCTTGGCGAATTCGAGTGGCTGACCATCAGCCCCAGTCAGTTCATGGCGCTGGGTTTCTCTCCAGCCCATTTGAGATTTTGACCACCAAATTTGTGCCGTTGTATCTCCAGCCATAGCTTTTTGGAAAATACCCTTGCCAATTTGTGCATTTGCTTTGGCTTTGCCGTTAATCAGTTGGGACTTAAAGTGCTTTCTAAGTGTGTCAATGTCAATGCCGTCACGGGTTAATGCGGCTATTTGGTCAAATGGCACACCATAACCCGACATTGCTTCAACTTGTTTGCGCTCGGTATCAGTCGGCACAAAGGGTTTTCTGCCAGCACCTTCACGTGCCCCACCGTTCTGTTTTGGCTTATCTGCCTCTTTTTTAGGCAGTTGGGTGGAAATTTCAGTGGTTTTTTTCATATATAACCTCCGCGAAAGGTTGGTTTGCTGCGTGTTTTGTCATTACAACTTACATTGTGCCTTATTTCACAGTACTTGTGATGCGTGATAAAACTCTTGGTTTACGATGTGATTCGTCAAGTATTTTTGGCACTGCATATTTCCACATGACTTGATGATGTATTCGCCTATCAGTAGTGCCTACTTCTGATATTTTTACGCATGATGGTGCATACATAACCGTGTAGAACGATTTTGTATATGTGCCAAGGTCAAGATAGATTTCAGTCAATCCACCAGAATTTTGTTGTGTTACCACTTGCTGTAATCTCAACTGAGGTGAAGTCATAAACAATATGCCTCTGCGACCCCATTCAACATACATATTCACATCTTCATTGATTCGCCCCATAAATTGCACGGGACGATCAACACGAAACAAAAACGAATTCATTACTTTGCGATAGATTTCATCTTTACGCATTCTGCTTAACAGTGTGCAACCTTCACCGCCTATGAAGTCACCGCCCTGTGCAAAGGCGATGGAGTGAAATGGTGTTGTATCCATAAAATCCATCATTGCCTCAAGTAAATCATCCAATTTGCCGATCTTGTTGTTGGATGTTGTGTACTGCATTTCCGCATTAAGTGAATAGTCAAAGCGTGTGTAATCGTCATCCAGTTGCCAAAAATGGGTCAAACCTAGATTGCTTGCCACTTTGAAGTTCCAGTTTCGTGCAAATACAACACTATTGCGCTTTTTGAAGTTATCCCCGCTATCAGTAATGTCTATCGCATCCTGTTTCTTGAAAACGATGACAGTATCTTCCCCGTACAGATTTTTGTACTTGCCAATTTGTTTATCTTCGTCATCGCACAGCAAATATATTTTCCCTGTGTATCCTTGCTGTCGTAGAGTTTTGAACGTATAGACTGAATCAGCTCTGCCATGAGTCAAAATGAATACGGCAAAATTGCGATTGGTCATTGTTCAGTACCTTTTTCGCTAATGTAAATATTGCCAATGACTTGCGAAAGCTTTACATATCCACCAGCAATAGCTTTTTCAAAGTCCACAATTACCAAAGCACTGTCTTCCATCAGTTGCTGTATGTCTGGCGGTGCATGGGCATAAAACTCAGCAATTTGCTCAAAATCAAAGCGGATGTGTCTTGCCGCCGCCGCAAGCAAAAAGTCTTTTATTTCTGAATCAATACTATCCTCTTGGTATATTTTTGCTGTAAGTTCTTCGTATTTGGTTTTATCGTAAAGTTCTAAAATTGGTGGGCAATCCCCAGTTGGTTCATAAACAGGGGCATCAATTTTTTTACTGTATTTGCTATCGTCCTCATCATCATCAGGCGAAAGCAATTCTGCAATTTCATCAGCCGCAAAACCAGTTACGTCAAGATCAAAACCCATATCCCCAAGTTCAGCAAGTTCAAGTGCCAATATTTCATTATCCCAGTCAGCATTTAATGCCAATTTATTGTCAGCAATGATGTATGCCTTGCGCTGAGTCTCGGTCAAGTCTTTTAGTTCAATGGTTGGCACTTCGGTATAACCAAGCTTCCTTGCCGCCATCAGCCGCCCGTGGCCTGCAATAATTCCATTTTTCCCGTCAACCAATATCGGGTTTGTCCAGCCGAACTCCTTAATACTTGCGGCAATCTGCGCCACTTGTGAATCGCTGTGGGTGCGGCTGTTGTTGATGTAGGGTATCAATGTGTCCACAGGCTTTTGCACAATCTTCATGGTATCGGCACTCCCACGGGCCACTGGTCTTGCAATGCTGTTACCGTCTTTTGATGAGCCTTTTGCCATAAGTCTTGTCTTTCCTCTTTGCTAAGTGTTTTCTTTTGGTCAATCTCGTAATGGCATTTCAGGCATAAAGCCGCCACCAGATTGTCATCCGCCTTGATTCCTCTGCCCTTGCCGCCACCCCAGTTTGTATGTGCGGCTTGGACCATGTGACCCGACCCGCAGGCTTGGCAGTCAAGGCTTGCCACCATCTTCAGCAGTTTTTTGCTTCTGACGTATAGGTGTTTTTCTATCAACGATTGTCTCCAGTGTTGTAAACCTGTGCTCATTTGCACATTCCATGCGCCTGCGCCTTGTGTTTCCTGTTGATGTTCTGGTCTCTTTGACTATTGTCCATGTCCCACAAATTGGGCATTTCACTGGTGCGCCCTATCTTGGTTTCTGTTGGTTGCTTCCCGTGAACGCCAAATTTCGATATCCAGTCGTGCCGACTCAATCTCCCATTTCAGCGTTTCCTCTTTTTCAATCGCTTCAGCTAATCCACGAATAAGCTGTTGATAACTTGGGTGGGCATACGCTTCTCGTTCCTGTGCATTTGCAGCTTCAATGCCCAATGTTAAGGCATCTTTCATCAGCAGGGCTTTTTTGGATTTGCGGAATTCCTCAAGGTATACCCGTTGGGCTTTGGCTTCCCCAAATGCTGGGGCTTTGTCTCTGATGGCTTGCGCCGCATCTTCTGGTCTCATTTTGCCTCCATGATTGCCACATCCACTCCAGCCACCGCTGAATAAACCTTTTTAATGTTCAACTCAACCACTTGGGTATCGTCAAGGTAAACAGTGCCGTTCATCGCATCCAAAAATGCCTTTGCCACATTGTCAATATCTGGCTTCTTTGCTGGTCGTTCAGAACCGCTTAAACAGCCCTCTGTACGTTTTTTTGAGTACGACTGAGGAATTGATACCCTGATGTACAAATAAACGCTCACAGGCGTTTCTAGTGGTTTGCTTGCCCCCATTGCTTTGCTGGCGCACAGTTGGATTGCGGTTTCGTAATCAAGTGTTGCTTGGTCGGTGTAAACCTTGGTGAACTTTCCATGTCGGGAAAACCTTGGCCTGCCTTTGCCCTTGGGTTCAAGCGGCACATCAAAGACGATTGACATCACGTTGTTTCTCCATTTCTTGCGTCAAGGTATCGAGACCAGCCTGGCCACGCCGCTTCTTTACGCTCATCTTTACATCCAGCCACCATAACTGTGTCTGTTGTTGCCCAAGTTCTTTCGCTTTTAATCGGTATCGGCGAATCCAGTCTCTCGCTTCGGTCTGGCGCAAGGTCTCCAGCATCTTGCAACGCTCGGTTGATGTCAGCAAGGCTAAATTCTTGGCCTTCCCGTCTTCTGTCCAGTAAGGATTTGTGGTCATACATCAGAATGCCTCATCATCAGTCCAGTGCTTTACAGGGGCATTAGGTAAAAGTGCGGCAATATCCCTTGCTGTTGCTGGTTTTTTATCTGACCATTGATGGTTAGAACACATTGGTCTTTGACCCTCCATGTGAACTGCCCATCGTTTTGAACATCCAGCCACAGAACACATCAGATAGTCAAAATTTTCTTGCGGCTCGTCTTTTCTGAACTTAGTGATTGCCATGGTATTTCCCTTCAATGATCTTTGCAAAATTGCTTGGTTTCAAAATCCACTCAAGATCGGCAGTAAATGCTCGACCATCCTTGCTGTTGACTTTTCCAGTCAGGAATTTACTTTTTCCAATGTGCTGAAAAAAATCACCCCACCAATTCAAAACATGGGCAGTATCAATCGGCTTTTCCTGCGCCAGCTCTTCAGCAACTTCCCGCCATCTTTGCCGCAAATAACCTTGTCTTGTTGCGTTCCAGACCTCGACCTTTCGTAGGGTTGGTAACCATTGGTGGTAAAGTTCAATGACCCCCTTGTGTTCACAGTCTGGTAATTTTTTTGCTGACTCAGATTTGTCGTCAGACAAATAAATATCTATTGTGTTTTGTGTAATGTGTTCTGTGTTCTGTGTAGCATTGGGTTCGGATTGCGACTGCAATGCGTTCGCATCAGAACTCTTATGCCATCGAACTTTGGCACTGGCACTTGCCTTTTGAGACCTATCGCCAGCCTTCAAAATCTCAGCATTTGCCCTGTGATGTATCCATCCATCCGCTGTGCGCTCAAAGTACTCTTGCAATACCAATGCAATGCAATCGCCATGCGAACGCATACGAATTTGTCTTGCTGTTTCGTTGCTGTCAAGTGGGATGGGTTTTTCGTGTAGATAGTACCAATCGAGCAATCGCCGATAGGCCAAATCTTCCATTTCGGAAAGGTGTTCAGTATGACTTTTGTAGTCACCTATATTGAACTGATAGTAGTGCATAGAACCTCACATCATTGGTCATCATCACAAAAAGAAACATCGGCAGGACGGTGATGAATCGCCTTTTCCCCCGCTAAAGGTAGCCGTGTCTCAACTATATATCAATAACAGTTTGTATTGCAATTATTTCCGTAGCAACAGGTTGTGCAAGTTACATACCTGCCATTTGCATAGTAAGTATGTGTCGAACAAGCCGCCCAGACCGTTGTGGTTGATACCGCAATCCAAATTGCAATCAGTGCTTTTTTCATGTTTCCTCCGTTAAAAACCATTGTGGGCGAATGGCCCTGAGTTGCCAAAGTCTACCTTCAGGTATCTGCCGCCATTGATTTACAGCCGCCCTAGTGATACCCAAAATACGTGCAAGCTCACTCTGTGAGCCCGCCAATCTGATA